GTTTCTTGTCATACTTTTTAATTGTGATAACAACATATTTGTCATTGTGATAGTCAAGATCCTTATTCCACTTAACTAAGTCAGTAGGAGTTATTGTTCTCCCACTAACTTTTGCTAAGTGTTTTAATTTAAGGCTTCTCACTAGAAGGGCAAGTCTTGGTCTTTGCCAAGGTTCATAGCATCAGCTCCTTTTTCCCAAAGATTATGTGCTTCTTTATAAGCAGTTAAATCTTCGTTGGTTAATGGTCTGCTATATGTATCCTTGTACATAGGAACCTTATCGCGAATTGTAGAGAATTTATACTCTACTCTTCTGCCTATTTTAGGCTCACCTGTTTCTCTGTCTTCATACCAATTCTCTCTGAAGGCCAAACAAACGCCCACGGATGCGCCTACAGCTGCATTTAAAGCAGCATCTACGTTATCAAATGCTGTGACACCACAGTTTTGTAGAAACTCTTTTAAAAGCTTTGTTTTAAACTCTTTAGTTTTTTGAGCATCGCCAGGCTTTTCTCTCCAAAACTTTAAGAAAGCGCTTTTCTCATCGTTAGTTTCAACGATATATTCGTAATAAGGTGTTCCCTTATATCCTTCTCTATCGTTTGATGATTGGAATTTCTTAACAGTTACAATATATCCTCCTTCTTTTAAGTACTCTCTCTTTTTAAACTGTTTCTTTCCTTTGTTTTGTTGACTGAAATCTTGTGTTAAATCCATGTTAATAGTTTTTTAATTGTATAATATATAGGTAAATATAATAATAGTCCCCAGGGACCAAAAATTGATGCTATTATTAAGCTTGAAATAATAGCTAATAAAATTCTAAGACTTTTTTCCATTTTGTTTCATTATGTAATTACACGCCTTGGTAAGATCATCTCCTGAATATAGTATCTTCTTCTTACCATCGTGTTCAAATGCAGGGTATTCTCTACCGTTGCTTGTTTCAGTAGGCAATGTCATAATAGTTAGACTGTATAAAAATCTACCTATGCCCCACTTTACACAAGCTCTTTTGAATGCATCAGACGCATGTCCCTTATCCTTTTCTACATTTGATTCGGTTCCTGTATCAGACTTCCAAGCCCATCCGTCTTCTGTTCGTATTCCTACAGAACACCACAGCAATCCAGCTGCCTCGTAATATTCGTCTTGCCAGTTTTCTGGACCTACTACTTCGTCAAGTAAGTCCATTGCGTCTCTAGCGTCAATGTAAGCCACACAGTTAGCCTTACCATAACGGATAGACTGAACTCTCCATCTAAATGGAAGTTCTTTCTTTAGTTTTTCTAATTTGTTTTTACTCATTTTTCTCTGCTTTCTAATTTATTATAATTTATTAGGGCTTTGCGGGCAGCCCTTACAGCCACTACTATTTTTAAAAATCCTCTTATCATTACAGGGCTATTCTTTAATAGGAGTATTAATCCTATTTCTTTAAATGTTTCCAAGACAACTTTTCTAACTAGTTGTTTATCTACATTTAAATCTTTTGATACCCTGTCTTCAATTTGTTTTAGTTTGGATAATATTTTCTTATCTGTTTTCATTTAAAACCTATATAGATTATGCACCAAACTAAAAATGCAATAATCATTACAGGAACTATCATTCCTATGGCAAATGTTATGGCCTGGATTAAAAAATATCCAAAAGCCATTATTACGGTTAATACCAAACCATAAAAACAATACTTCCTTACTAATGCTTTAGCTCGTTTTACTTGTTCATCCATTATTCTTCAAATTTTGTAGTCTCTTTTATAAATTTTAATTTAATTGTCCCTGTGCCTATACTTCTTCCTTTAGATATAATATATTCTGTTACACCTGCTGTATCATTTCCATCTGCGTCTTGATAAATACCATAGTATTCTGGACGATATAAAAATGACACTACATCAGCATCTTGCTCTATAGCTCCCGATTCTCGTAGATCAGCAAGCATAGGCCTTTTATCTGGACGTTGTTCTACAGCTCTATTTAATTGGCTTAAGGCCACAATAGGTATCTGTAATTCTTTAGACAAACCCTTTAGGGTTCTGCTAATAGAAGAGATTTCTTGTTCTCTTGACTTTGTATATGCTCTATTGGTTACTAATTGTAAGTAATCCACATATATTATTTTAGCTCCTTCACTATTTACATATTGTCTTATTTTATTTGATAGATAAGACAAAGATGTATCATTACATTCGTCAATATATAAGGGCATATTAGAGAGGTCGTGGATTTCTTTCTCTATCATATTTCTTTCTTCTTTAGATATAGCTCCCTTCATTATCCATTTATTATCTATGCCAGTATTTGATGATACTATTCTATTATAGATTTGTTTGTATCCCATTTCGTATGAGAACACAACAGATGGATAATCCATTCTAGCTGAATTATAAGCCATATTAGTGGCTATTGCTGTTTTACCCATAGAGGGCCTTGCAGCAATTATGATTAATTCTCCGTCTTGCCAGCAACCCGTAAATTTATCTAGAGACTGAATGCCAGAAGGAACACCTAAAGGTCCATCTGTTTTCATTCTTTTCTCTATATCATCTATATATTCTTTTAGTTGCTTAGAGCTATCGGCTATATCGCTCTTGCTGTCTAATCTTATTTTAGATAATCTTCCTTGAACTTCTTCTATAATATCTCTAGCTGGTTTTCCATTATTAGAACTGGCTACCATATCGGCACCCAAATTCCTAATAGATTCTTTCTTGGAAGCTTCGTTTAGCATTTCAACGCAATTAAGAAAATTAGTTGTCGTAAATGCCATATTAGAATATTCAACAATTCTTTCTATCAATCCTGTATCTTTAGCTTCGGCTATTAAAATACCCTCATCTACTGGTAAACTTTGGTCAAGTTTCTTTTTAATTGTTTTAAAAACTCCTCTATCAACATGGTCTGAAAATAAGCCAGCATGTAATAATTGGTAGTTGTCAAAATAGTAATCTGGCTTGTGTAAAATCTTACCTATTACTATCTTTGAAATTTCTGAACTATTCCTCATAACTTGTTGATTTTTAATTAGTTAATAATTATACAAATATACAAAATTACTCTGTCTTTTCCAACTCAGCATCCTCTCTTACAAGGTCTATTAATTCGCATATATGTTCTTTATCCATATAGCTAAGTCTACCTTCTTTAATATCGTCATCTAATTCATCTATTCCTCCTTCGTAATAATATTCTCTTAGATCCTCTTCTATGTGGTGGTCTGGATCACATATATACCTCCATTCTCCATAACTATAGCACTTGTCGTCCATAGATCCGTCTTCATCTATAAATGTTTCTCCTCCAAAGTCGCAACCTGATTCTTCATATTCTATATGAGCACGCACTTTAAAGTGTTCACACACACTTCGTATTAATTGTATAGGTGGAGACCAAGCACTATCTCCTGAAATTACAAGATAAGGATCTTCAGCTGTTTCCATATTCATTTCAAACTCCCACCATTTAGTTCCATAGACATAGACGGTGTCAAAATCATCTCCATATCTAGCTTTTATAGCGTCTAGATCGTCATCTATTTTTCCTTTACCTAAGATAAAGTCACCAAATGCTGTAAAATAATTACAGTCTTTGTATTTATTAAATTTTCTATAAATTTTATCTAATTCTTTTTTGTTACCTGTTATAGTAACGTGATTCCAACAATAATTAGGCATGTTTTTTAATTTTAATGTGTATATTAAATGCAAATATGGCAAAGTATATCATAATACACTTTTCATAATATGCTGTAAATGTTAAGTCAGTTTCATAATGGTCTATGCCAAATAGAAACCTATAATCCATATCCCATGAAAACTCCATAATTTTAGTTATTTAATGTTATTAATCTACTATATAGATCCTCTAACATTTTTTTATGGTACTTTCCGTACTGGTCTGGATCGTCATCTAAATTCTGTTCTATTAACATAGTTATATAATCTAATTCTTGTTTATCTATAATTAAATTAATTCTATTATAAATTGGTATTTCTTTCATATCTAATCTCTTATTGAAAATTTTATATGTCCATCTTTAATTTTACCATATACACTTTGCTCTGTTTCATTTTCCACTTCTTCTATTAGGGTATATGCGTCTATACCCTGATTGCGTGGTATCGGATAGGAAAACCTATCATACCCTGCTTTGGCCTTTTGTTCTGCTATCATTACAATAGTCCCAACATGTGTTTGAAAATTAATCGCTTGTTGATTTTTATTTATTCTTATTTTCATAATTTCATTCTTTAAAATCTGGAAAGATTTGTTCGTATTTAAAATCTTTAAATGGTTTCATTTTTCGTACAGGTAATTTCTTTTCTATAGATATAACATCTCTAGCCCATTTACCTATCCATGGATTATCTCCACGAAAATCTCCACCACCTCTTCCGTTTCCTTCACAAGTTAATAATGGTAGTGGGTGTATGCTCCAACCATCCTTATCTTTAGGTAGTGTTGCTTTATCTATGTATTGGTTCTGGGTATGATTTACTATAAATCTACCAAAGCCATATTTATTTACTTTACCAACTTTCACTTCGTAAGATACATTACAAGCTTCAGCTTCTTCTGATGCATATTGTTGATATAGATTTTTTATATTATCGTTATCTGGATCAGCATAATCACCTGCCCAAACAATTCTTGTTTTATGCCAAAGGCCGCCAGGTATTAGCTGTGATTCTACAGCAGAAACGAAATCGTTTTTTAACCAGCTGTGTTCCATCAACTTGGCTCCATTATCATATTCCCAAGGTGATAAAAACTGATTGTTATCTAAGGCTATTGCCTTATAATATTGTCCCATAATTATTTAGTTTTAATTTCTTCTACTTCTATATCTGATCCCTCTGCATCAAGATCAAATATACTCATGGAATTTAAATCATCCATTAGTTGATCGTGTTCGTCATCTTTATCATTATTACAATAATAAATATCTAATACTTCTTGTTTGTTTTTAGCTTCAATCTCTATTACTCTTGTGAATTTTTGTGTTTCAATTAATTCAAACAAAGGCATTAGTCTATTGTTAAATCTGTTTTTCTTTCATAAAACTTTTTTGTTTCCCAGTCATGAATCTCAACATCCATTTGATTAAGTTCTTGATTATTCAAAACTTCGTAAAAATCATCTAGATGTCTTGTTTCAACATGATCTTCGGAATTAATTACATCATCTATATACTCCTTACTAGGAGCTTCTATTATTAAAAATGTTGTATATGTTCTTTGTACTCTTACTTGAAATCTTTTATTACTCATAGTTATTTAGTTTTAATATGTTCTCCATTTTGCCATTTGCCACATTCTTGGCACGACCAATCACAAATTATATATTGATGATACACTAATTCTGTGCTACCACAAAACTTACAATTACTCATATTACTGGTATTGTTTGTAGTTCTCCTATCGTAGTTGATATTGCTCCTCCATCGTTACCTTCATCGTCCATCATTGGAATCAACCAGTGCTTATTGTCCAACTGTATTGCTATTGGTCTTTTATACCACATGTTTTCTTCCATTTCAGCATTGCCAATATATTCTACTTTTGTTATTGTTTTACCAACTAAATGTTCTGATGTTAAGTCAGTCCAGTATTGTTCTGGTGTTCGGCCATTAAATGGCGCATCTTTGATTACTTTATCCATTATAATAAAATTTAATAGGTTCTCCATTATGTACCATCCACTCACAATTAGAAGGTTCATGTCCTTTTTCAGATATAAACTCTTCTATTTCAATCCATTTATCTGTATCAGATATATATACTAGATCATCTTTAATTGGTTTTTGGTATTGAACTACCTCACCAATTTCAAAATCTAATATTGTTAGAAATGTTGTTAAATTCATAATTAACTATTTTCTATTTGTTCTATAATAAAATCCTCTAATGATCCATACTCTTTATGTATGTAATCTAACTCATCCATCAGGAAAGTAATATTAATAGATATTTCATTTCCATTATCATCTTTCTTTGAAAGGGTTACAGAGTCAATTACAA